TTGTTCCTCCACCAATAATACCGGCAGTTCCAACAAATGAAAGAACTGCTAATACATTAATTACTTTTTGCATGGTAGTAAGCCTCGTAATATTTGACAATGCCATTACAATTTACATTGCCTTGTGAAACCCAATCGTGAGCACACTCGTATATGGATTGGTTTGTGTATTTAGATTTTCTATCTACCACATCAAGACTTCTACCAAACCTTGACAAAAGTATAGAAAGTGCCTGTTGTCTTATCTTAATTTTTTCTTCGTTGTAGCGCCAATCATCGATGGACATTTTCTGAACCGCCTTGAAAGTTTTCAGATCCCCCAATGGGATCAAGTTGAACAGTTGTAGCACCACTTCTAGTTGCCATCTCATACATCACTTGATGAATGTTTTCAGGTTCAATAGAAGAGTTTTTTTCTTGTTGTTTCATCACAGTTTCTTGTTCCATATAATCTTTTTGTTTTTCAGTGATGGCAGGTCCAGGACATCCATATGAAGAAGAAAACCATTCATCAACAGGATTCAAGATAGGAGCAGGAACTCCAACATATGCTTTGTCCTGATCGTCATCTAAATGTTCACAATCAACTTTATCTTCATCAATGGCACACTCAAGGTCTTTAGGTTTTTGAGTGAATAACTTGGACAAGATTTGTTTGATCATGACTGCCAGTAGTAGTGGTAGAAGTTCCCCTTATTATGACACATCGGATCTTCTGAGGCAACTCTATATTTAAGTTGACTTTGACCCTTAAAGTCTGTTCGATCTCCGATGATGCTGTATGCGGCAAGGAGTTTAGCCTGTCCTTCTTTGGACCTAAGTCTATTTACCAGAGCAGGATTTGCAACTGGTCTCCATTTGGTGAAACCCTCATACTGTCCTGGAGCATACACAACACTAGCAACTGTATTGGGAAACTTAGGAGATCGAACACGGTTCAGAACAGATACTGCAACACAGTATTCATCCATTGTTCCTTTTGCTGCTTCGACCTGAATTGTCCGTGCAAGGTAATCATAATCCATTGCCGTTAGAGCAAGAATTGTAGCGAGCATAAAAAAAGGGCATTTGACTGCCCCCTATTATAGAGTATCGAATTGAGTTTGTCAAGGCACAAAGTCATCGTCTCCAATGTATTCCAGAGAGAACACATCGTGATCATTAACATCCGGGTTTAACCATTCAGCAAATTCTTGTTGGATAGAGAAGGCATCATCCAATAATTCTAGAGATCTATTAGAGAAATCTGATTCTTTAATCCTTCCATTCTCATCAGATTTTAAGTTAATATAACTTTCAGAGAGTTTATGAATACGATCTATTGACCAATCATGAGTCAGGCGAAGTGTGTCTTCCAAAGTTACCATAGTTTTTCTTCATGTACCTCCCAAGTATGTTGCTATTATAGTAGAGAGGTCCGCCGTCGTCAAGTGCTTCGGTCAAGACATTATTCAGAAAAAGTTGTTTTGTCTCTTCATAGTTTACCTGACCTTTGGTCTTGTGCAAACTCAATATTTCTCTTCTGAAATATTCGTTTCCAATCTCTTTACGATCTGCGTTAAGTTCGTCAGAACTGCCGTAGTATTTTTTCCAGTCGCTTTCAGATTTAACTCTCCTAGATTTACCTCTAGGCTTTCTATTTGACCAGAAGTATTTTCTCCCGATGTACTGGCGACCGTTTTTGAGATTTGTAATGAGATAGACAAAACCGAAGTTATCGTCAATATTCTCAGATAAAAAAGGGGCTCCCTCAAATGTCCAGGGATTTTCATAATCTACCAAATCATTTCATCATTCTGAGGATTATTTATCCTCAATGTATGCAGAGTATCCATCATAATCACCAAAAAAGAAGGCATCCGATTTGGCTGCCTCCCGATATGCTCTCAAGGCATCCTCACGAAATGCCTCAAACTCATCATAATGAGAATCCTGCGAATGTGTCTCCTTTGACATCTTGCTTGATTCCTCCGACAATGTAGGATTCGACTTCAGTCTCTTGTGGAGCCACTTGGAGACCTTTTGACGAAATCCAATGTTCCGTCCAGGGGAGTGGATTATTCTTTGCGGGTATGTCATAGATTGGTTTGAGTCCGATTGCTTTCATCCTACGATTGGCAATCCATTCCACATACTGCTGAAGCAGTTTATCATTCAGACCAATCATAGATCCATCCTTGAACAGATACTCTGCCCAAAGTTTTTCTTGATTAACACAATTTTCGAAAGTATCAATCAACCACTGCTCCTCTTCTTTGAAGATTTGCTTCATTTCTGGATCATCACCATCTGCCCATTTTTTCAGGATATTCTGAGTGATTGCCAAGTGTTGATTCTCATCGCGAGCAATCAGAGAGATGATCTTTGCACTTCCTTCCATGAGTTTGAGTTCGCCAAAAGCAAAACTGCAAGCGAAAGAAACATAGAAACGAATACCTTCAAGGATATTAACATTCGCAACTGCTCTGAAAAGTTTGCGCTTGAGTTCGTATCTTGCGTCTTGTGCATAGGGAACTTGTTCCAGAGCGTGTTGCCACTCCATGGAGTTGTCATACTGATGTGCAGCGTTAATGAAGTCATTATATGCCTGAGTCACACTCATGGCACGCTCTACGATACGATCATCTGTGAGGATGTGATCAAATACATCCGAAGGGTCTGGATAGATGTTCTTGATAATATGGGTGTAAGAGCGACTGTGAATCATCTCCATGAATCCCCAGACCTCCATACATGCCTCTAGTTCGGGTAGAGAGCAATATGGAATGAATGCCATACCAGGACCACGACCCTGAACAGAATCCAACATGATCTGATACTTCAGATTAGAAGTAAAAATATGCTTTTGTTCTGGGCGAAGAGTTTGATAATCTGCACGGTCTTTCTGGAGAGAAACCTCTTCGGGTCTCCAGAAATAACCTAGTTGTTGTGTGGTGAGTTTATCAAAAACTGGATACTTGTAAGAATCATACCTCTGAATGCCTAGTGGTTTACCGAAGAACATCGGTTGTTTTTTAGTGTCAACTTCCTCTGAGTTGAAAACGGTCATCGATTCGACCATTGGTCTTTCCTCTTTATTTGTCTTAAATCTTACAAGACTCACACTCTTCCTCCTCTGCGTTTTCTAACTGTGAAATTAATGTATCAAGTGACTCGGTAGATTCTTCTACTTCATCGGTCTTGATGTCGTATGTGTTCTGATAGTAACTGGTCTTCCAACCATACTTATATGTAGTCAGAAGATCTTGTGCCATTACGCTAACAGGAACTTCAGAATTTTCGTAATGCTCCGGATTATAGGACCAGTTTCCAGAAATTGCTTGATCAAAGAACTTCTGCATAACAGCAACAATATTAATATACCCAGTATTCCCAGGCATATCCCAGAGGAGCGTATAGTTGTTCTTAAGAGTTCCATACTGAGGAACTATTTGTTTAAGCGGTCCTTTCTTCGATTTTTTAATGGACAGGTATCCTCTAGGTGGTTCGATTCCGTTTGTGGCATTTGACACAACGGAACTGCTCTCCGAAGGCATCTGTGCGGACAATGTTGAGTTCCGTACTCCATACTCCAGAACCTGCTCCCTAAGACCCTCCCAATCATAGTGAAGCTCATTCGGTACAATCTCATCTACGTCCTTCTTGTATGTATCGATTGGTAAAATTCCATTGCCGTATTTTGTTCGGCTACTATACTCACAAGCACCTTTCTCTTTTGCAACATTGACTGTTGCCTGAATCAGGTAATATTGGAATGCCTCAGTCAAGTCATGAACAAGTTGCCAGGATTCTGGTTGATCATATTTGACTCCATTTTTGGCAAGATAGTGTGCAAGACCAATGTAACCAATTCCTAGCGAACGACGTGCCTTTGTGGCAATCTCTGCTGCTCTAACGGGGTATCCCTGAAAGTCAATGAGTTCATCAAGACTCCTAACACTAAGATCACAAAGAACATCAAGATCTTCAAGATCCCTAATTTTACCAACGTTAATAGCACTAAGGATACACAGAGCAATTTCCCCAGTTTCATCATCAATGTGTTGTAAAGGTTTAGTGGGCAGAGTGATCTCTTGACACAGATTACTCATCTCAACCTTATCTACAAAGGATGAGTGAGAGTTGCAATGGTCAATGTTCATGATGTAGAGACGACCAGTCTCTGCACGTTCTTTCAGAAGGTCAAGGAAAAGATCCTGTGCCTTGACAGTTTTTCTTGGAATAGACTGATCTGATTCATAGTCCACATAGCAAGCGTCAAATGCATCAGTACCAAAAGCATCATACAGACCTGGTACGTCATGCGGTGAGAATAAGCTAATTTCTCCATTCTGGATGAAACGCTCATAAAAAAGTTTTGAAATTTGGATTGAGTAGTCAAGTTTTCTTACGCGATTGTCTTCCGTGCCCTTGTTGTTCTTCAGGACAATGATGTCTTCGATTTCTTGGTGCCAGATTGGGAAGTGGACAGTCGCTGACCCACCTCGTATTCCATTTTGTGTACAACACCGGACAGTTGATTCAAACTTTTTAAGAAAAGGAACAACACCTGTGTGTTGAACTTCGCCGCCCCTGATCTTACTGTTGATGCCACGGATTCTGCCTGCGTTGATGCCGATTCCTGCACGCTGAGCGACATATTTGCCAATAGCCATATCGCTAGTAAAGATACTATCGAGGGTGTCATCAACGTCAACCAGAACACAGCTTGCATACTGCCGAAGTGGTGTTCTAACTCCTGCCATGATGGGAGTTGGAATATTGAGTTTGTGCTTTGAGATTGCGTCATAGTATTTTTTAACGTAATCCAAACGAGTATCTTTTGGATATTTTGAGAAGATCGTAGCAGCAATCAAAATATACATGAACTGTGGAGTTTCGTAGAGAACACCACTGCTTCTGTCTTGCACTAAGTATTTATCGACAACCTGCCGCAATCCGGCATATGTAAACAAATAGTCACGTCCGTGATCAATGAATGATTGAAGTTTTTCGAACTCTTCATCAGAATAAAGATTCAGAAGTTCAGGATCATATACTCCTTTCTCAACACAACTAGCCACATGATCTTTCAGGTTCGGCGTTTCGTGCCTACGTCCATACAGTTGCTTACGAATGGAAAACAACAAAAGACGTGCTGCAACAAACTGATAGTTAGGATGATCCAGGTCAATCAGATCACTAGCAGAACGAATCAGAATCTCCTGAATCTCTGCGGTTGTAATACCGTCATAGAATTGAATGCCAGATTGCATCTCTACTTGACTCGCAGAGACCCCTGCAAGGTCATTACATGCTTCATCTACCATTCTATGCATCTTCTCAAGAAGAAGCGGTTCAAATCCTCGCCCGTTGCGCTTTTTTACGTTGATTCCCTTGTTCATACTCGTTTCCAATTGTTAAATTTAATCTTTGCTTCTAAACCTGAGTGAGTGTTTGATTCTAACATAGACATTACATCATGTCCAGCAAGAACCATGTCATTGATGTCCTTCTCTTCAATGTTTGTTGGCCATATGACTACCCTTCCACCGTTGTTGATTGTATTCTGGATTCTGGATACAATCTCTCTATTGCGTGGTTCGTTGTCATAGATCCAAACAGGATCGCTAATCCCCCAACTGCTGATATCAGCATCAGCTCCGCACATAGCAATCGAATTGCAAATGAACGTTGAGTCAAAAGGACCTTCTGTAATGTAGACGGTAGAGGTTTTGTCAATTGAGTCGAGTCCATATGCTTTCGGTGCCTCATCGTCTAACATTACGGTGATATATTTAGTGAATGATTTTCCCAGTGCCCTACCCTGAAAACCAATCAAATTCTTAGTCTCATCATACATTGGTATCACGATGCGACTCTCATCCCTAAGTATGGTGTCAAATGTCTGTTTCTGACTATTTGTCCACTCCATAAACTTGTCAGCAAAATAAAACTTATCAGGATTTAATTTACGCTTTGTAAGATAATCCGACGCAACAGAATTTGAAGATGCCTTTGGTAAATCAAAAGACTTCTTGAATACTGGTTTGGAAAATTCAAACTTAGGTTCTTCGACCACAAAGTTTTTACCAGTATGTCCCTCTTTAAATTTCTCAAGAGTGTATTGTTTATGCAGCGTGGTATCTACCTGCTTGAGAAAATTATTGAATGACAAACTAGCACCACAATTGTGGCACTTGTAGTTCATATTATTCTTGATGGGATAGATGTATCCTCTTGCCTTGTTCTTTTGCTTCTGTGAGTCACCACAGATAGGACAGCGAAAGTTGAAAAGGTTTGCCTTGACTCTCTTAAATTTCTTTAGTCGTGAAGAAACTAATCCAATATATTTGGCATCAACCAAATCCATTAAAAATCTACTATTTCACTTCCCGCATTATAGTCGCTGGTGGGTTCTGTGTCAAGAAACTCTGCATCAGTCTTTGACCTGGCACACTGACCAAAAAAGAAATCACGGTTAGAGCACCAGCAATGGTCCACATCTTTTTCTCCATGATTCTGAGTCTCTCATCAATCTTTCTTATATCTCTTTCACAACCTTTCTTTATTTCGTCTGCTCTACGATTAACTTCACGATGCACGCTCTCCACTTTCTCAAAGAGAACTGCGTCTATTCTATCTTGTTTATCTAATTTCTCATTATGGACGGCAAGCAGTTGCCCCATCTTGACAGAATTGTCTTGAAGAGAATCAACAATGCGTTCTAATCTTTCTAGAATTGCCGCATTTGCTCCGGAGTCATCCATTTCTCAGATTTTGCATCCAGGTTCTACGAGTCCCGTAACGACCAACTGGTGTTGGTTCTCTTTTCTTTTTCTTTCTTACCGGTGGATCATCTCCTGCTTCCGCAGTTCCAGCAATAGCACCACCACCAACACTATTTGTGGGTGCTGCCGCAACTTCTTCTTTAATGGACCTTGCAATGTCCATGATGTTCTTAAGTCTTCTGTCGTCAATCATGTTCATATACTCCTTTGATGCATCTACCATAGAATCAATTGAAGGTCCGTCACTACTTTTATTGAGTTGCAACTTCATAACAGGATATACACCGAGAAACTCATCCTTTGCTAACCCAAGTTCTGCTGGAGTTTGATAATCTTGGGTTAGAGTGTCATCATCAATGGGAAAAAGAAACTTATCAAATTGAGCAATTCCAGAACCAGTAGAATTAGTAGGTGCTGCCTCTCTCAATTGCCTGAATTTATTAATGAATTTATCTGTCTTATTCATTATACTGAGTTGAGAGATGTTAAACAATCAATATCTTCAGGAATATCATTGATTTCAGTATATGGATAATCTGGCAATCGATTCAAATAGATTAGGAAACTTTTAATATATGGCCAAAGTTCTCTTTCCAAATTGTAAAATAAAAGAGGCACTGCTGCCTCATCAAATACATTAAACAAAACAGTAAGATGATTCAAGATAAGATGAATCTTTAACTCACCGGTATTTTTATACCGCTTCAAAAGTCTTTTTATATATTTGATTCGCTTCAGGTCATCTTCGAAATCCTCTCTGGTTACAGATTGTGGATTATCATAGAATTTTATAGCGAAAAGCAAATAATTGCTTTCATTCAATTCATCAAATCTCATGTTACATTAGCGAATCATTCAGTTAATTTCAATTCCTTTGCCGGTGATACTTTTACTGCTGCTTTTGGTTTAGAAACGGGAGTGGCAGCAACCGATGGTGCTGCAACAGGTTTTGGTGCAGCAGGAGCAGCGGGTGCGGGAGATTCCGCTACCGTATCAGTAATTAGGTCTCTAAATCTTCCCATGGTTACTACCTGATTAATCTTTAGTTATTTATCAGCTATCTGCTAAGATCTCATCATCACCGGAATCGGCTGTGATGCTGCTGCTTGCAACGAGAGTTTCAGTTTTAACTCTGAAATTACCGTGCATATCAGTATAAGAACTAATCCCTACCCAACCAGCGTGTGGAGGAGCATACTTACGCTTATCATTGCTGCCAGCTAAGGCATTGACAACACCTTGCTCAGTTGTATCTACACCAAAAATTTCAGTGGCACTATAGTTAGTGTCCCCAAGTGTAGAAAGTGGTTTCTGTCTAATTTCATAGGTTTCGCCAGCAACCACTCCATCATAAGTGATGTGTTGTGCAGAATGCAGAACTAAGGTAGTTGCATTAGTTACACTAGCAATAACTGCTTCACCAACACTAGCACCTGTGCCCACAGTAATAACATCACCAGCACCAATCAAACCAGAGGTATTGAATGTTGTTCCTGTTCCGGTAACTGTTGTTCCACTAATTGCTATAGTTCCATCGGAATAAACAGTATCTTTTGTACCCCAAAGAGCCATGTTTTTTACCCGCAAAAAATCTTTTTCTAAAGATATTTATAAAATATCTTAGTCGCGATTGTTATGCAGGATAGTCCCAATCAGTTATAAACTGAGTTTTATGTGAAGGACCCCATCCCCCTTCACGGTAAAGGTATGGTGCAGTTCTCACTCTACATTTATCACCTGTGCAAAGAAGATCATCAACAATACGCCAAGATTCTAAGACTTCTTCAGAATGAACGAAGTTAGATTGGTTTCCTTCGATGGCATCATAAAGTAATTTTTCGTATCCGTCAACACCCAACCAATCAGGATAACGATGAGTAAGAGTAGCAGTCTCCACATCATTCTTGAATCCTGGTGCTTTCATATCAATACGAATATCAAAGTGAGGATGTGGTTGCAATCTCATTACAATACGATCATTGTATTCATGACCATCAAATAATTGCTGTGGAGGTGCTTTCAATTTAATAACAACCTCTACACATGCATAAGGCATCTTCTTTCCTGCCATGAAGTAGAAAGGAACTCCCTGCCAACGCCAGTTATCAATATACAAATCACCTGCAACAAAGGTTGGAGTTTCGCTATTAGAATCAACTCCTTCCTCATTTTTATAAGTATCATACTGACCAGGAATAAATCTATCTCCCAATCTTGTTGCTGCAAGAACCTTAGTTTTTTCTCTGCGAATCTCAGTCGCATTCATTTTGCAAGGTGCTTCCATCGCAATCAATGCCAAAACCTGAAGCATATGATTTTGCAACATATCTCTTACAACACCAGCACCATCATAGTATTGTGAGCGACCTTCACACCCCAGAGTTTCAGTTGCAAAGATTTGAACCTCTTCTATATACTGTCTGTTCCAAAGTGGTTCAAGAAGAATATTACTAAACCTAGTAGCAAGTATGTTATTAACAGTATCTTTGCCGAGATAATGGTCAATGCGATATACTTGTTTCTCGCGTAAATATCGCTCCACCACAGACTGTAGAGCACCAGCAGATTTATAATCGTATCCAAAGGGTTTTTCGATAACCACCCTTGATTTTTCTGGGTCATCTAAGAATCCTGCTTTCTTAAGATTGGTTATTGCATCAGCATAAGTGCTTGGCGGGACTGATAGAAAATATGTAGTGTCTGCACTCTGATCATGAAGTTTGTTCAGACTTTCTTCACATGCCAGATCACAGGAAACAAAATCTAACCATGCAGTAAACTCATGTGGATAATCACCAAGAGAATGTAGCCAAGTCTGGCGATCAATCTCTCGGCGTGATGCACCAACTATCAAGAAATTTTGTGGAAGTAATTCTTTCTTCCACAATTCAAAAAGTGCTGGTATGAGTTTTCTTTTGCACAGGTCACCTGTTGCGCCAAAAATAACAAGGCGTCTAGTGAGCAGTTCCGTTTCCGTCGTAATCATCTGAGTCGTAATAGTTATTTTCGCCTTTAAGTCTTCCAAATGTGATGGTGGCACATACAAAGGGTATTGCCGCCCATAAAAGGAATTGCCCAAAAGTCATTTCTCCCGTCCTTTATCTAACATGGTGTCCTCCGAACATGTAACGCATTCCGTTCAGGATTTTGTTTCCGTATTCGCCAAGTCTCCTTGAGTTGAATCTTTCAAAGAGGGCAGCACTAATAACAGGAGTGGGTACACCGAGATCCACAGCACTGTGAAGAGTCCAACGACCCTCACCAGAGTCTGATACTCCACCATCGAACTTGTCCAGTGCAGGATCATGGCGCAGAACATCAGCGGTAAGGTCAAGTAACCAACTACCAACAACAGAACCACGACGCCATAACTCAGCCACCTCAACAGTGTCAATATCATACTGATAATCTGCTGGATTTTCCATGGGAGCAACTTCAGCATCACCCTCCTTTACGTATTTACTACCAAGATTAGCGTGCTGCAAAATGTTGAATCCTTCGGCATATGCTTGCATTATACCATACTCAACACCATTATGGACCATTTTGACAAAGTGTCCTGCACCTGGTCCGCCGCAGTGTAACCATCCATACTCTGCAGATGTTGCGCGAGTGTATGGATCTGTGCGGGTTGCAGCGGTAATGCCAGGTGCGAGTGCGCGGAAAATGGGGGCACAGACAGATACTGCGCCACTTGCACCACCAACCATAAGACAGTATCCACGCTCCAGACCGTAAACTCCACCACTAGTACCGCAGTCAAGATATTGGATGCCCATCTTAGCCAACCTTTCTGCTCTCCTGCGAGAATCCTTAAAGTTGCTATTGCCATG